TACATCGGCTACATCAAAGTCTACTCCTTTATATGCAGACCATGCTTTAGCTATATCTTTGAAATTCCTTGTTGGCTTTCCATACATCTTTTCCCTGTTGGATAATGTATCTGAAACCTTATTTAAAAACTGTACTCTATTCATAACTACTCCAATAAAAAAGGGCCACACATTAAAAGAAAGGAAACGAACCCAGTTAAAATTAGTGTGACCCTTACCTAGTGAGCATGATTGGTGAGAGGGAGAAACCAAACCAACCATGCTCTATGCAAGGCAGACAAGGGGAAACCTTGCACCCTAAAAGGGTACAATATCTTCCTCTAAATCTGCAACAACTTTATCTCCCGAGTCAGGCTTACTTTGTTTCTCCGATACTTGCAAGCTAAGCATACCCTTCCCCGATTGATTTTGTTTTTTCCAAGCTGCCAATCTCAATGGTTTCTTTTCATCAAAGAAAAATCTTTCTTCAATGTTGCCAGAATATTGAGGGGCATTGTCATTAGAACTGTCGTTCTCAAACAAAGCACAGAACTCAGTATAAACTTTTAATAAGTTAGTACCGTTCTTTGTGGTTGTTTTAATAACAGCTACTCTATGCTCAGCTCCTTCTATATCTATCTTGCCAGAAAGAACTAGCTTATCATTGTCACTAAACGGAGGGAACACAGCCCCCTTGTTGGTGTTATCATATTCTTCAGAACTCATCCTTGTCTCCTTGTACATATTTATTCCCATCATATTTCCCTAAGAACACATCAGCATCAAAGCCAAGATGGGATATAGCTTTGGTGAGTGCATCAGTTAATGCCATCTTTGGTGCATCATCATTAGATTTCTTTTTATTATCCAGATTAACAAAGGTTCTTGATCCAGCCACAGGCCCGAATGTTCCATGTGGTGTACTGACCATTACCTTTGCAACAACCATCATAATATTTCCAATGGTAGGGTAGTCATAGGCTACATTATAAGACCACTTCCCCCCTACTGGGCCGAAAGCTTTTGTCACTTTCATAATCTGGTACATAGGATCTATTGCATTAAAAGACCTAGCACCAAATGAAACCTTACTCATGTAAGCTTTGTCTGTTGCACAGACAGAGTTCCATAGTTGCATATTTTCTTTAGTCATTATTCTCCTCCCTATCTGATAGATCAAA